TTTGAAACTGATGAAGAGCTTCTTTAGCCTCTCAGCAGTGCTCTTGTCAAAGCTCTTTACATTGCTCTTGATAAGAGACGCCATCATATCATAGCTTGGATGTGGCGTTGGAGAGTATTTCTCCTTGTATTCTGTTAGAATTTGAACGAATGCTCTGATATCTACACTTTCGAAAAAGTCGATCTCTAAAACTTCCATGATTTGATCGCAAAAGGGCCGATCTTCTAACATTATTTGGCACAAACTCTCTTGAAAGTGCCGTCCCCCGATGTTACTAAATGTTTCTTTTCTATCCATATTTACCTCCGAATGTAATATTAAGTATAACACGTTTTGCTGTATTGTCAAGAAATTATTCGTTTTAATATCCTATAAAGATTATCTAATTTCATTGTTATCTGTCCATCTTCCATCAGCAGCTTTTGAAAGCGCAGTTTGTTGAATTCTGGTTCAAAGTTTTCTACTGCATAATCAATCTGTCTTATTGCATTTCCTCCGATCAATGGATCGTATAACTGCATGATTTCATAGTTGTGTTGTATTAGTTTAGCATGCTCAACAATTTTTGTGTGAACGCTAACCTTTTTGTCCAAGTTTTTGCAATACTCTGTAAGTGTTTCAACAGTTTGAATCTCTTCGTCAGCCATAAAAGGAAAACGACTTTTAATTGTTTTAAGCCCAACACGAGGCACCCCGTTAAGGTTATCTGACTTGTCGCCTGCAATAGCCCTAGCAAGGGCAAAATTGTTGGGATGAATGCCATGTTCAGAAATAAGGTCAGCTTTGTTAATAAGCTTCTTTTGTATTGGTCTATAGAGATTTGTTCGTTCTCCGATGAGTTGGAAGAAATCTCTATCACTTGAGATAATATACTTGTTATAGTCTCGATATTTATCGTGTCCATTAAGATAAGCGATAATATCATCGGCTTCCACATAGTCAATAATGAGTTGTATAATCGGCATTTCATTGAGATACTCCATAAGTCGAACGTGTTGGTAGGCTTTGTTGTTCTCTTGCTCAGTGTTTGAGAGTTCGAACATCCTTCTATTGAACCTTACGGGCTTCCTACCTGCTTTGTAGCCCTTGTCCATGTCCTTGCGCTTTTGTGACCCTCCAGAGCCGTCCCATGCGATGATTATCTCATCAGCATCAAAGTCATTGCAAGACTTTTGAAGAGACTTTAAGAAGCCAACGGCTCCTCCTATCATATTCCCTTTGGGGTCCATTGTTGGGTTTATGATATATGACCTTAAGAACATATTAAGACCATCAATTATTATTAGGTTCTTCATCGTTTCCCCCAGTCGCTGTGCATTGCCCACGATCCAATCGCCGGTAACACTATAAAGACAACGGCGAACGCTGCCCATAAATATGTATAACTCATTTTACCTCCATAAGTTGACGCATTTTAAAGAGTGCGAGCTCTTTGTGTTTAGCTTCTAACATAATATCCATCTCTCGACCATATGTGTTTATGGGCCGAACATAAGAATCAGAATGAGCTTGTGGCTTGATTTTAGGATCTCCGTACTCGTCGGATCTAGACTCAGAATAGTGGACCACAGGACGAATGCCCACAGGCCAAGTAGACAAAGCCATATCAAGAGCTTCGTGTTCTGACTGTCCTCCAGAATGAAGATCGTGATGATGGTAGTCAAACACCACAGGAATATCAATGCGTTTATAGATATTATCATAAAGTTCCCTCACAGTATATAGTGATGGTTTGTCATCATTCTCGACAGTCAGGCGACTTTGTACGGCTTGGGACAATCTTTTGAAGTTTTTGCAGAAGTTGTCAAGGGCCATCTGTTTGTCATCGTATGCTGCACCGACATGAATGTTGATTTTAGCTATTGGTGATCTTGCAAGACATAGGAGATCAAACATACGACCATGTAGTTCCAAGTCTTTGATAGTGTTTAGAATCACAGACTCTTTAGGAGATGTGAGCTTGTTGAAGTGGTCTGGGTGAGTTGTGATACGAATATCGTGTTCCTCAGCAAATAGACCACATTCAAAGAGAGTTTCAGCAATTGCTTCGTAGTCTGGTAGATCTTCGAATGCATACTCCGAACCCCATGGGAACAGACCAGATGACATACGAAAGAAGTGTATGTCTCGTTCTGCATTCCATTGTAGTATTTTCTTTAGGTCTTGGCAGTTAGCCAAAGCCAGTTCTGATACGTAAGGCAAACCCTTCTCAAGGAAGGTGCGTCTTATCATACCGCGATTTGTTGTTATACGTTGTTTCTTAGAGCGTTCCGAGAAGCCCTTGTTGATGCAAGCGTAACCTAGATTGTAATTTTTCATAATATCCTCCGAGATATAAATGTAATATAACACGTTCTCAATGTTTGTCAAGTAAAAAGGTAAAAAAAACCCCCGACGGATTGTCGGGGGCCAACATAGGAGATTTTACACGTTGTTATTCTTCACCTTCTAACTTGATGTTTGATTTACCACTATCAAACTGCTCTATCAATTCATAATCCATCATTTTAATAATCATTTCTTTAAACTTCTTATCTTCGAGCTTACTTTTCCATTCTTTCTGTCGGAACTTATGTTCCTTTCCTTTCGGGTCTTTAAGGTAACACCAACCTCCCCCAACTCGATAGGAGGATGACTGTTTGATGACTTCAAGCCAAGACTCTTCGTCCATTACGCCTATTCCATCACCCCAAAGTATCTGAAAGCCACACATTCGATCTTGCGTTCCAAAACGCGACTTCTTCAACTTTGCCTTTACTTCTGATCCTATCCTTCGGTTATTTTCGTCAAAGACGAATGAAGCTTTTGACTTTCGGGATGTTAACCAGATACGTAGGGAAGACATATATTCAATCGCCTTCCCACCGGGTGCGAACCATGGTGTCGTATATTGCTCTGCTATGCTGGTTGTAATATTCGTTTTGAGTTGGTTTACAAGCAACAAAGCGCATTGTTGGTTCGCTAAGGGTAGAGTAAGTTTCTTAAACCCTTTACCAAGTATCCTTGGCTTTACAGCCATAGAAGCTTGAGGGTCAAAGTTACCTTCAATGTCTTTTTCACAAGCAGTCGCTGCTATTGAGTCCCAGACGAATAAGAACCTTTGTTCAGGGTAATCATTCATTAGGTCTTCGATTGTTCCTAACACCTTTTCAACTGTGATCGCCTGAGCGTACATCCAGTTGTTATCCAAGTCTATTCCAGACTCTTCAAGGAACATCGGGTCAATAGCAGACTCTGAGTCGAAATACACTACGAAGATGTCTCTCTTCTGAGCGTTTACCGCTATCTGTACTGCCATATAAGACTTACCAACAGAGGATTGACCAGCGAGTTCGGTGATCTTTCCAACTGGTATTCCTGCCATCTTACCTTTGCAGATAATGGAGTCTAACCAGCGAGAGCCTGTTGGTATCCAATCAGTTACCTGTGTTGGATTCTTCTCTCTTAAGTCAAAAGCCGCTTCAAGACCCATTGACTTATTGATTTTCTTTTTCATTTCTTTTATGTTAATTTTTCCTGCTTTCATTTGTATTAACTCTCCCATGTTGTTTTGTTTCCTTGTTGTTATAGTGTGAGGCATCTGATGACCGTTTGCCTCCCTGTCGGGCTCATAAAAGCTACTCTGTTTCTTCTGCTGCTTCTTCTTCCTCTTGAGGACTTTCTTCACTTGCAGCTTCCTCTTCGGAGGATTCTTCTGTTTCTTCACTCGCCCCTTCTTCTTCAACAGTTTCTTCAACTGGTTCTGAAGGTTCAGGTGCACTGTCTTCTTGTTTTTCTTCTCCACAGGCAATCATTGCCAATAGTAATAAATTAATCATTTTTGTCTCCTTTATAATGATAAGGTGCTCCCCTTTAGAGCCGGGGAGCGAGGCTTGGCTCCGTTTAGCCCATTAACTTTTCGAAAGCATCATTGACTGCGTCAGTCCCATACTTTGCCGTTTCAGATGAACGACCTTCGGAGGTGGTCTCGTTCGATAAGAACTCATCTAAAATCGCTTGAACATCTTCGGAGGATTTGCGTTCAAACAGACTCGAAATTTCAGGCACCGAGTCAAGTAGAGCTTCGCAATCTGCGACATCATCATCACATAAAACCGATGGTCGTCTACGAGGCTTAAGAATGGTCTTTGGAAAAGAGCCGGGTGTGCCGGGGACGTTATAGTTAAGAACTATATCGGTACCGACCTCGGGGTCTGTAATATCACCATAATCAGGGTCAATAACTAGTCCGAGAAGAGTTTCATATGCC